AAAATTCTTTTTCTTAATTTTATCATTCGCAATTGTTTTTACAAATCGTAGAAAATTGTCCCAGGAATAAATATAAAAAATTTTCACCGGTTCTTTTGTCTTAATTTCATAATGAAAGAGTTTTGTACGAGATTCTTCATAATTTGAAGGTGGTGTACCCCAGATACCCTTTCGCTTTTCCCTATATGCGTTCAGCAAATCTACAGTTAAGAGTGTAGGCTGCTCAGCAACAATTTGTACCTGTTTGAGAGGTTTCAAAGTAAAGGTGGGATATGTGGCACCACCGACCTGTCCACCACCACGGACAGGTGTAATAGGTGCTGGCGTAGCCGGTTGAGCCAATAGACTTACAGTTTCAGGCCCACCGCCCATACCGCCACCATGCATGGCCTGTATAGGTGCTGGTGTAGCTGGTTGAGGTAATAGACTGATAGTTGGATCTCCCATCCCTCTCCTACTTCACTAGAAATTCACCGGCTTAAGAAATATCAGCGCGTAGCCAAGTAGCACATGGAGATCCTACAGCCCCTTCCGTCCCCGCCTGTCTTTCGTCCTGATTCGGGGGAATCTGGTACTCGTAAGAAGAAGATTCACTGCAAGCAGGAACTTATTGTCAATAGTCTACAAAAGTTCTATACCGGTCGCACGGATATGAAGGAGGTTCTGCCAATGTTAAAGGGCACCTCGGATCTCTCTCTGCGTCTTGTAGACTGGTTTGTGACAAACTATTCCAAGCGTCACAATACGGTCTATATTCTAGAGGGTCAGGAGTTCCTCGTCTATACGAACTACAAGTCGCAACTCAAGGCGTACTCCAAGAAACTCTTTGATCCCTTCTGTCGTCGGGAACGAATCCTGTTTCAGATTCCTGGTGAGGAGCCTTTTCTCACAACGGTCGGCAAACTCAACTTCTTTCGCTGGGCCATTGAGAAGAATGTGTTGACTTACTTGAGCCTCCATGCTCCGACCATTGAGGCCGACATGAATAAGGCCATGAAGGAGCAGAACAAGGTGCGTAATTCAACGGCCAACTCTACAGAGTCTACCACCAGCACAGGCACAATGACAACAACTGTATCAACGACATCAACCAGTTCATCTGCACGGTCGACGCGACGCAGGCAAACGGAGAAGGAGCCGCCGGCTGCCAAGCAGATGCAGAAGCATCTTATGGCGATTGAACTGCGTTTTGATTAGCCATTATACTTTCGATATGTCTTGTCCATCGTATTCAGACGAGGTCGGAGATCTTCATAGGAGTTAAGAGTATCAAGTGAATTTTTGGCAACATAGTCTGGTTCAACATATCGAGTGGTGTACGTGCGATTCAGAAGCCGCTTTGATTCCAGAAGTCCTCTATCCACTTTATCTTCATAGACCGTTGCACGAAGTTCACGCGCTACATTAAATGGGTCAGTTACAACATCAAACCGATCAAAATAAGGATTTTGGCCGAGTTGATCAGACCCCCCACTGCTCTCTCCATTGCCTGCAACATATTGCTGATTCTGTATATAATTACGGTCTGTTGTGCGCGTATTGATAGGATTCATATCCATAAATGTATAACCGCCCCGCCTATGAACAGCAAATCCTCCCTCTGTTGCTTTTTCTTTCCAGAACGCTGCCATCTTTGAATCTTGGTCAACACCGCCAATACCAAGTGAATAGCGATATGCCATGGCACTTTGCGCAGCCGCATTCTTTCCATTCGCAGCGCCTAAATTCTCGGCAAGAGATTTGTTAAGCCATTTATTTTGCTCTTTAATTTCAGCATTGCTTATATCAGGACGATCATTTTGAAGTTGAGGTCCATCTGTTTGCCACTGCTCTACATGAAGACTGTTAATCTGGTCAAGAGCACTGACTTCGCGCCGACTTCGGACACTCATTTGTGGAAGAGGGATTGCTACCATGCGTTTTTGTGCGGGAGTGAGTTCAATTGTCTCCATCTTAAGAACCCTTTACTACTACAAGTAGATGTTTGTTGTCCCCTTTTATACGAAATCACAACTACCGAGTCTGATTAAATGGTCTCTTGTCCCAATAACGCTTTTCTTAGATAATCGAGGAAAACAGATTTGTGAAACGGATGAACCTGACCTGTGGCTGGCCGAAAACGGTTTTGCCGTCAAATCAAAATGGCGCGAAGGAAAAATCCTCTATGCAGAAATTGATGTTATTTCAACTGACCTGAAAAACTTCTACAGTTTCGAGGAGGTCACGCGTACCCAGCAGAAGGGCACTGAGGAGTGCTGGCGAACTTTTTATCTGCTAAAGGCCGGTCAAGGTGAAACTCCATCAAGTACAAATCAGTGGAACGATTGCATCGATGAACTCTTTGTAGAACCGCTGACGACCATTCAAAAACGGTGTGTGCCTTAAGGCGAGGCACATAATACTATTAGAATGAATTCGAACCGCTCAAAAACTCAGAAGCGTTCGGGTGCAACAGATTTGAGCGGCTCGACTTTTGCCGCAAATCTACATGCGAGTACGAATACATTCGTGAATTTTCTGAATCAGGAGGCCGATGACGCATATAAGCGCCCGTGGCATCGTCTTGAGCGTGGACTTCGTCTGAATCGTCTGCGAAAGTTCGTCGATGAGGAGGCAGTGCGCCTTACGCTAACTGCTCCTGAAAAGACTGCTCTAGATGCACAGATTATGAAGGCAAATGAAAAGAAACTGCTTAATAGCAAAAATGCGGTCATTTATGACCAGGATGAGCAGAAGATCAAGGAGATTAAGGGCCTTGTCATGCACCGTGGAGCTGATGGAAAAGTTATGTTCCAGGTTCTTGAAAAGAGAAATGCCGTTACGTTTCGTAGGAAGGCCGGACCTGCTGCGCCTGCGAGTGCTACAGAGACTAAGGAGGAAGCGACGGTCTAAGAATCAGCCGACTATAAATTTTAACGAGAACCACGCTCAAACAATGCAACAATATACGACGATGTTTGAATGTACAGGACAGTTTCTGAATGCAATCGAAGAGGTTCAACCTCCTCCATTGCATCCCACGCTTGGAGATACATGGTGGACAACCATGGAGCGGGAACTTGCAACACTGATGAAGGAGAGTGATGTGAGTGCTACATTTACTGAGCAGACCTATGAGGTTTTCGACTGTTTTAAAATTGGATATAAGTGTCTTTCAAATGCTCTTGTGAAGGTTGAATTTGATAGGCTGGCGCGGATTAGTGAACTACAGGCGAAGCCACAGAGTGTACAGCGTTCAGATGAGTGGTATCGTGAAACAGCAGAACTGCTCACCGCAAGTGAACTCTATAGTCTATTCGGTTCTCCCAGGGCTCGTGGACAACTTGTTATGGGTAAGGTGCCCCGCGAGGCACTTACACCAGGACCCGCGCCAAAGAAGTCCTGTATGACGGCTGAAATGACGCCATTTGATTGGGGTACGCGATTTGAACCGGTGGCAAAGCAGATTCTTGAAGAGAAATGGGGCGCCACTATTGTCGACCTCGGTCGCCTGAGGCATCCAACAATTGCGTCACTTGCGGCGTCACCCGATGGTCTTATTACCGCGACGGATCCTAAGCATCAGGCCCTTCTTGGAAATCTAGTGGAGATTAAATGCCCCTCATCGCGAATTGTGGGTGGCGGAGTTCCACCGAATTATTGGTATCAGATGCAACTCCAAATGGAGGTTGCCGAAGTGCCTGTCTGCCAATATTGTGAATTCACTTTCAAGTCTGCGACGGCAAAGGCTGCAATGGAGGAGGCACCACTTGGTGCAACAGAGGGTCTAATTTATCTTCTACAGAATCATGATACTCTTGAGACAAAATATGCATATGGTCCGATTGGAGATATGAAATGGAATCCACAGCCTGAGGCGCCGTGGCATGTCCTCGAACGTATTCCGTGGTTTCTAGAGAAGTCGTGGATTCATCCTGTATATCGTGATACAGCATGGTTCCAGTCGATTATTCCTCTACTTGATGAGTTCTGGCAAGATGTTAAGAAGGCTAGACAGGGCGAATTTCTCCTTCCTGAATCTTCCGTGAAGCGTAAGTCGGCAGTGTGTGCCATTACTGATTAGAGCATACTCGGCTTATAAAAATTATTTACGAGTTCATGCACAGGCGCCGAGCATGAATCGGGATTTTTGCGGCGATAATTGTTCGTCAACTGACTGTAATTTCCAGTGAGTTGTATCCGATTCGCAAAATCACTTTCATAGCACGCCTGTGCATTAAACGCCGTATTGGGCTGATCGTCCACGGCTGCATCCTCTAGAACACCTTGGAGTAGATGATACGGAATACGCGGATTCAGCATTGAATCAGCAGGCCCAGTCACGTACTTAATCGGCTTATCCCCTACAGGGGCAGGGGTCATATTCTGAAATCCACTCAGTTGTTCACGTTGCCTCACTTTTCCAGGTGAGTTGTACGTAATAATAAACAAAAAAAGACCAAGTATAATCGTTGAAAGGATCATTATATCTCTTTTCATTCCTCTCTCTACTAAGGCGTAGCATACTTGAGAGTATAGGCGCGGGCCTTTTCATCAAACTCCTGTCGATTTGACTTATAAATATGAGCAATTTCCGGTACAAGAGGGTCATTTGGATTTGCATCCGTAAGTAGGCTCAGAATACTTAGCAAGACCTTACTAACGGTAAGTGCAGGCGACCACTGATTCTTCAGAATATCAAGACAAATACCACCAGCAGAATTGATGTTGGGATGATAAATCTTCGTAAGAAAGGTTACGACCGGAGGCTTGAAAGGATAATCTACAGGGAATTGGATCTGCATCTTGAAATAACCTCCGGCATATGGACTATCAGCAGGACCAAAGATGGCACCGCTCCATTTGAAGAGGTCTTCTCCTGTAGGTCCTGCGCTACAGTTTGCGGGTGGGTCTTTAGTGAGATCATCCATTTCTTTCTTGATGCGACGGAGGGCCATGGCTGTATGTACTTTTGCTTACAAATAAAAGGCGTATCAAATTTTTCGGTGCCTTAGTAGAAACCATGAACTTCCTGAACCTCCTCGCCGAATTTCTCGGAACCTTCCTCCTCTTAATAAGTATCCTGGCCACAGGCAATGCGCTAGTCATCGGTCTGACGCTCGCCCTCATCATCTTCTGCATCGGCGCCCTCAGCGGCGGCCATGTGAACCCCGCGGTCTCCCTCGCCATGTTCGTAAATGGCGCACTGTCTGCGAGCGAACTGGCCGGCTATGTCGTCTCCCAGGCTCTTGGTGGCGTGGCGGCGGTGTATGTGTTCCGTGCCCTTGCGTAAGCATGCGAAGGATAGTAGTGATTTCAATTAAAAAGACTTTTTGAAAAAGAGATTCTTCTTCAAAAAGTTTCTTTATTGACTAACGGCAACGAGCAACCGCATAGACCGCGGCAGCGCATAAAAGTCCTACCATAACCAATCCCTCCATATCCAGTCCACTCAAGAATCCCTCTCTTGTTGCAGGTTTCTTACAATCTCCTCCAGGATGATTTTTCACAGACGATCCATCAGGGCAGAAAATCTTCGGTGCCGCATTAAATTCAGATTGACTCAAAAATATCGGAGAGCCCTTTGCATTCACATCCTGAACCCACTGGGTCTGCATAGGTTGGCCACTGCTGCGATCGATCGCTCCAACAATCCAAGGAGTTCCATCTGAGGCCGCCGTTTTTCCCTGCGTATCTCCTACAGGCATAGTGACCTTCCTACATTTCGGATATCCACTGCCGAGAATTGCATTCATCACCGGCACCGGATTCAGAGCATCCTTCGCATCCTCCATCATACCTGGAGCAAGTCCGCGAAGTCCTGGAAGTCCTGCAGAGGCCAGCCCCGCTTTTACTTTGGGTCCAAGAGCATCGCCTGTTGGAACTCCATTTACATAATACCACATATCGGCACCATTATCGCATTGAAGTCCCGTCTTAATAAAATAATTTACACCGAGGGGTCTCAGACCACCCATTCCACTTGTTAGACTACTACTGCTCTGGCCAAACCCAATCATATCTGTATAAAAGGCAGCGCCCTTCACGGCCCCAATTACATCCTCCATATTATTGCCACGACGAACACCCACGGCTCCAGGAAGAGGCAATTCATCAGCAAAATCATAGGCAGGCCCGGTAAACCCGGGCGTATTTGTATTGATTTGTCCTGTGGGGAGAATTGACATATCCCTCCTCTGCTATTCTACAAGTAAAAGAATACCGATGCCAAAGATACAACATGATATACCTACAAGTTTCAAATAGGTCAATTTCTCATCAAAAAAGACATATCCAATTGAAAACATTAAAAATGTACTGAAGACATTCCAGATAAAGTTTACCATACCGACTCCTTGCCACTCAAGTGCCTTTGAAAGAAGAGGCACAACAGCACAGGCAAAAATAGCCGCCGCATAGAGTATATTCCATTTTCCTCCAATCCGCATAAGAGTCAGTGCGCCTGCTTCAACTACACTCGAAAGCAAAATCCAAGGCATCGCACTTAAAAGGGCCGTGTCCAGTGGTGTCATTAAATTTGATTGCGTTTTTCTTTCTGAAATTTAATCTTAAGAACACTCCAAATGGATTCACTCTTTCCAGGTCGAGTTCACCACAAGCCAGTTCCAGAATTTGCCTGGAAATGGGGGGATACGGATGATGAATTTAGCAAATCTATAAAATCAGTTTGCCCATGTGCAACATCTGAGGACACAATTATTCATGAAGATCTAAATGTATGTACCCTTTGTGGTGATGTTAAAAACAGAAGTATTGAGTCAGGCGCTGAGTATCGCTTCTTCGGGCACGATGACCGAAGCAGCAACGATCCGTGTCGTGTAGGAGCACCGACCGATTTCCGTTTTCCATCTTCATCACTCGGAACTATTATTCTTACAAAAAGTTCCGGCGGTCCGAGCACGGCTCGCGCAGCCATGGCCCGTATCCGTCGCTATCACACCTGGAATATGCTTCCCTACAGAGAACGTGCTCTTCTTCAGGTCTATGAAATGCTTGCACTCGCCGCAACCAATCA